TACAGATAGTCAGATAGATACAGCAGAAAGACATGGAGATTACGGAGTTTTAGAAAGACTAGCTTAACCCACAATCGAACAAACAAATTAAGGAGGACGAACAATGCAGGAACAAAACAAAAAACCTCAAACTACTCATGGCAGTGAGCAGAATGAGGGAAATCGTCGAAATCGAAATTATAGCTGACACTAATGATTTTTAAAACCAGGGCAATAAGTTGATAAAAAAGTTACTAAACACACTATGACAAATATCAATGAGCTTTGAATGTGTAAATCATCGTTGTTTATATAATTAGTTACAAAATTTTGAACATTAGCACTTCCAACGATGCCACTCGACCATTTTATTGCTGACTTGAAAGGATGTGGATAGTCATTTTTGAAAGTATTGATAAATTTTTCATATCTATTATAGGAGTTTTGATTATTTATTGGATAGGTCGAATTGATGGATTCAGCCAAAGTAGAGATTGCAGTTGGGTTGATATAAAAATCTCGAACAGTTTGTTGCGCTTGAGAAACTACATCATCATCAAACCTGTAAATATCCTTAAAAGACTTTATCGCTTTTTCAGAAAATAAATTTCTTTGGAAATTATAAGAAGCAGATATAGCAAGAAAATTTAAAGACGGTTTTCTAGTTAGTCTAATTAACTCCATTGATTTTAAATTAAATGTGTTTATGAAGCCAGTTCGTAAAAGTTGTTTTTTGAAGTATCTATTGATTTCCAAAGTTCTAGATAAATTCACGTTAGATTGCAGCAAAGGTTTCATGGCCATTCGTCTTGACGATTCCAAATCAGATACAGTTTTATTAATAATTCCTCTGACATTTCTTAAAGGGTCGTAATACATTTATTAATTCACCTCCCTTCATAAAGGGATAACTAAATTATACACGAAAGGAAGAAAACAAAATGAAGAAAAATCATTTACGCATTAATGAACTAGCGTTGTTGTTAGGAATTTCAAAATCGAAAGCACAAAAAATTATTAGATCATTAAACAAAGAAATGGAACGTGCAGGTTACATTACTGTAGCCGGTAGAGTGCCACTACCTTTATTAAGAGAGCGTATGCCTTATGAAGATTTATCAGACGAAAGAATTAAAGCATTAGAGGAGGTTTCTTATGACTAGCACAGACAAAACAATTTTAGTCAGTGGCATGATGTTTAACACAGTATTTTCCCTGCTCATGCTAGCCGAATTAGTGATAACTAAAGCAGTAGGATATGCGTTGCTCAGTGCGATAGCAACATATTTATTCTTCGAATATGTGTACTACGTAAAAAAGACTGAAACTCACGGCAATGAGTAACAGTCAAAATAAGCGTTGACGTAACAAAACATGTCTTAATCGTATTACAAGGAGTGTAATTATGCAAGGGTTCACAATAACAAAAGATGAATATATAGAGCTTCTATCTTATCGTGCAAAAGCTGACACATTAGAAATGAAACTTGAACATGCCGCTAATCAATTAGAAACAGCATATGACCATATAGCCGTTTTAAATGAGTTAAACACTAGAAAAAGTGAAAGGATAGCGCATGAGAAAGCTAAATATAAACGATTGGAGGCCTATTTAGATGAAACAATCCGTAACGTATTTAATCAAACTTAGAAGCGCTCCGTTTCCACTTTATATTAGCAATCGTCCTAATCATGCTGAAGATACATCTTATTCTAGAGATGAACGAAGAGCAAGAGAATTTGACGGTCTAGATGATATATCAATCGATATGACACATCACGTCGCGATAAAAAAAGTAGAAACTACATCAGTAAAGTATGAGGAGGTTGAGTATGACTGAACAACTTAATTTATACCAAAAAATAGCAGATGTTAAAGCTAATATTGATGGTTTTACTAAAGACACCAAAGGTTACAACTATTCTTACGTAAGTGGCTCTCAAGTCCTTCATAGAATAAGAAACAAGATGATTGAACATAATTTATTACTTGTACCATACACAGAAAATGAAGAAATAACTGAAACCACAAATGCGAAAGGTAAGCCAGAACATATTGTTAAATTGAAACTGACTTATAAATGGATCAACGCAGATAATCCGCAAGAAATTTTAGAAGTACCTTTCTTCGCAGTTGGCCAACAGGACGATGTATCTAAAGCGCATGGTACCGCATTAACTTACGCGGAAAGATACTTTTTAATGAAATTCTTCAACATTCCAACTGATGAAGATGATGCAGATGCTAAACAAAAACAAGAAAAATACAACAAAGTAAGTAGTAAAACGGTTGGCGTTCTAAAACAAGAAGTGTTTGATTTTGTTGATTTGATGAAGTCGTTAGGAAAAGACGTAACGCAACAACAAGCAGAACAAACTTTTGGGATACAAGATTACACGTCAATGTCTGAACAACAAGCAGTAACTACAATCAATAACATTCAAGCAATGGCGAAAAAATATAAGGAGAATGACCAATGATAAATAGAGTAATTTTAGTAGGTAGATTAACGAAAGATCCAAATTTTAATGAAGGCAATGTAGCAAATGCAAGATTTACATTAGCAGTAAATAGACCGTTTAAAAATAAAAATGGCGAACAAGAGGCTGATTTTATAAACGTAGTAGCTTTCAGACGACAAGCGGAAAACGTAAATAATTATCTATCAAAAGGACAACTTGCTGGGGTAGATGGTCGTATTCAGACACGTAGCTATGAAAAAGACGGTCAACGTGTATTTGTAACGGAAGTTGTGGCTGATAGCGTTCAATTCTTAGAACCGAAGAATAGTAATCAACAAAATAACCAACCTCAACAACAAGGACAAACACAATCAGGTAACAATCCATTTAATAATGGTATGCAAAACACAAATGGACCAATTGATATTAGTTCGGATGATCTTCCATTCTGATTTTAAGAGAGGTGTAAAAAATGGCTGAAGTATCATGGATAAAACTTAAAGTTGGTATGTTCGACGATAGCAAGATTAAGTATATTGAGGCGTTACCTGAACGAGACACAATCATTACAGTGTGGGTCAAGTTGTTGACGCTTGCTGGTAAATATAACGAGCATGGTTATATTATGCTATCTGAAAACTTACCGTACAACGACGAGATGTTAGCAAATGAATTTAACAGACCTATTAATTCTATCAGATTAGCATTACAAACGTTTAAAACATTAGGAATGATAGATGATAATCAAGGTGTCTATAAAGTAACTAATTGGGAAAAGCACCAAAGTTTAGATAGTAAAAGCAAACATAACGAAAAGAATAGACTTAGACAACAACGTTATAGAGAACGAAAAAAGCAAAATCAAATAGAAAGTAACGTTACCGTAACGTTACGTAACGATACAGAAGAAGAAGAAGAAGAATATAAGAATAAGAATAAAGAAGATAGAAGTAACGACGTCTTCTCAAAAGCAATTAATTATGTAATCACATTTTTAGATAATAACCTAACTCCTTACCAAATGGAACAGATAGGATATGCAGTTGATGATATAGGTGAACATGCAGATGAAGTTGTTGAGGTAGCTACTGATTATACAAAAGAAAAAGGTTGTCATGTAGGTTATCTAATCAAAGTGTTAAATAATTGGGCAAAAGAAAGCGTAAAAACTAAAGCTGACGCAGAAAACAAAATCAAACCTAAAAAGAAAAGTGAAACTGATGATGTTATCGCAGCAATGGAGAGGGAGCTGAATGATAACTAATGAGTATGACTAAACAACAAGCATTAGAAATTATAAAAAGCATTAGGCACTTATATAACCTAGATTTTGATAAACCAAAATTAGAAACATGGGTTCAAGTGTTAAGTGAAAACGGAGATTTTGAACTAACTCAAAAAGCGGTTAAAGAATATATCAACAGTGGCAATCCTTATCCTCCTAATCTTCCTAGCGTTATGAGAAAAGCACCAAAAAAGATGGAATACGAAGAAGTGCCTGACGATATCAAAGAACATCGATATAAAATGGCTAACGATCCTGAATATCGAGCTGAACGTCAACGTAGGATAGATGAATTTAAGAAAACAATAAGTAAGTTTGGAGTGAACAACGATGAATGAACGTCGAGAGATTGAACAAACGATTATCGCTAGCTTACTTAAAAAACCAGATCTAATTGAAAAGTTACGTATTAAACCCGAAATGTTCTACAACCAAGATTTAAAAACGTTTATAGATTATGTGTTTGAAGTAGGTAAAGTCGACCACCAAGACATCTATTTGAAAACAACCGAAGATAAAGATTTTTTGAACTTTGAAACAATAGAGCGACTTTATAATTCTGAATTTATTGGCTACGGCATTTTTGAACGCTACCAACAAAGATTATTAGAACTATATCAAATCTCACAAGCCTATGAAGTGATTAATGACTTCAACCAACAACCTACCATTCAAAATTTTGAAAGTATGTTAAACGGACTAAATGATGTGTCGATGATTAGCGCTAATGACGAAAGTAATATTAAAGCGATTATTGATGATTTTGTTGAAGAATTGTATAGCGATGAACCTAAAGCACAAATCAAAACAGGCTTTCCGTTAATGGACTACAAAATTGGCGGTTTAGAGCCTACACAGTTAGTTGTAATCGCTGCTAGACCGTCAGTAGGTAAAACAGCATTTGCGCTTAATATGATGCTTAATATCGCAAATCAGGGCTATAAAACATCTTTCTTTAGTTTAGAGACAACAGGCGTTTCAATTTTAAAACGAATGTTAGCTACTAAAACTGGAATTGAGCTAACTAGAATTAAAGAAATGAAAGATTTAACACCCGATGAAATCACTAAATTAACCAGCGTTGCGAGCCAAATTTTGAAGTTGAATGTTGATATTAACACTCAAAGTAATGTGACTACGCAGGAAGTGCGTAAACAGGCATTAAAGAGCAAAGATGAGCAACAGGTAATATTTATCGACTACCTTCAATTAATGCAAACAGACGCCAAATTAGACCGTAGAAATGGCATCGAAAAAATTTCCCGCGATTTGAAAGTAATTGCTAATGAAACGGGTGCAATTATCGTCTTATTATCTCAACTGAGTCGAGGCGTAGAAACACGTAATGATAAACGTCCTATGTTATCTGACATGAAAGAGGCAGGAGGTATAGAAGCAGACGCAAGTTTAGCCATGCTTTTGTACCGAGACGATTACTACAACCAAGATGAGCAAGACAGCTTCGGAAAGTCGGTAGTTGAATGCAATATAGCTAAAAATAAAGACGGCGAAACAGGCGTGATTGAATTTGATTACTACAAACGCACACAAAGGTTTACAACATGACGGTAATTGAGTTTCAGAAGTTGCTGGGAAAGTTGTACCGAGAAGATTACCGAGATGATCCAATCATAGCTAAAAACTTTATTGAGCT